GGTCAACAGGGACCGCAAGGACCTGTCGGACCTCAAGGTGGACGTGGACCACAAGGAATTCAAGGTCCTCCTGGTAAAGATGGAGACCCAGGTCCTGCTGGAACGCAAGTTGTAGCTACTACTGAAACACTTGGTTCAATCAAGATTGGTCGTGGTCTTGCTATTTGGCCTGACGGTTCAGTACACGCTAATAAAAGTGATGTCATTATCGAGACTGCACCTATTCCTATTGATGAGAATGGTCAGTCACGTGCATCTCTCTACGAACCTATCTACGTAACCCTGGGTGAAGGTAAGGATGAATACTTCCTTGCTGGTTCTACTCGTATGCCCTGGACTGTAGATACTGAATACGTTCAAATGCCTAAAGAGGCTAACGCTGCTTTGGTCTGGGTTTTCTACTACTCGAACCTCAGTATCAACCCTGCTGTTCCTCATACCGTGGGTAACATAAGTGCACTGCGAGCTTATGTCAGTAACAACCTGAAGATCGCTGGTGCTCAGTTCAACTCCGGTGTGGGTAGTGACGTGATGGGTAGTTCACTGACTCATAACCTGACTGTTCCTATGAACACTGGCATCTTTGCCAACAGGGTTTCTAATCAGGCAGTGACTAAGTTTAACCAGATCTCATTTGATCCTGGTTCCATTGTCTCGTTCACCTATACCTGCAACCTAATTAAAGCAGCATGGGTTCGTCTTTCTGGTGGTTTTGCACGGATGATTGTCATGCCGTACATCAACCGTCAGGGTCAGAATGAACTATATCCTGAGAACGATTACGAACTGCCTACAGATCCGTTGGCAGCTGGTGTCGTTCAGGTTGAACGTCAGATTGCTAAGCACTCCTTTGGTGTGCCTAATAAGAAGTGGCTTGATGCCTTGGCACTTGAGTCACGTTATGACGCCTTCTGGAATGACATTCAGAACAGAGACGGTGACGATCCCGATGGTGAGCTTCCAATCGACGGTTCGCCTGGTGCGGCACAGAAGGATGACGCAACTGAGCTTAAGAAGATGATTAACGACGCATTGATTCAATGTGACCAACTAAGTGTCTACTACTCAGAAAACGATACTCAAGTCAATGACATTGTTAAAGGTCTCCGTCAGCAGCTACTCGAATTGCGGAATGAGCCTGGACCATCCTCTGTGGTGTTCGACTCACTGAAGACAATTACTGATCAGTTGAACGGTGTCGCTGACTATGACTTCCGATTTGAGGTGGATGTATGACACAAGTAAGTCCTAGGAACTTTCCTTTCCCTACTGGTCCTGAGGATGGAGATGTCGTCTTCCACGAAGATATGGTTTGTCAATACTATCTCTCATCTAATACATGGGCTTGCTCCCGACTTACACCACAGAGAGCAGAGCCAGAACCAGAACCTGAGGAAGAACCTGAATGAAAAAGAAGGCCACAGAAGATCAGTTCAACGAACTTCATGGCCTTGTGACTAAAGAATTCCTCGCTCGTATTAAGTCGGGCGAGGCTACTACACAAGACCTGAAAGCCGCTTGTGACTGGCTTAAAACTAACGACATTAGTGGTGTCGCCTATGAAGGTAACCCACTCGACAAACTATCAAAACTAATGCCTACTGTTGATCCTGAATTAGTACAAACTCGACTCTATGGCAAGAAAAACCTCTGACTATTACAAAAAGAATCCTAAGGCTGCAGCCAAACGTGTAAAGCAGCAGGCTCGATACAACAAAACAAAGAAGGGTAAGAAACTAATTAGCGGTGCGCAAAGTCTTAGAAATAAACTTAAGTGCAAAAAAGGAGAAGATGCATCTCATACTGGACCTAAGTCTGGTAAATGCGAGAACGCAGTGAAGAACCGTACACGCCCAAGAAAGGGTAAAAAATACGCTAAGAAATGACCCCATTACTTCCCTCACCTGATTACTACACCCAAAACTTAATAGCTATGACATCTTCTGAAGCAAAGCGTCTTTGGAGGCGCTCTATTAAGGAACATTTTAACTCTACTTGTGTTTATTGCGGACAAACTTATGACCTTAACTTACTTACTCTCGACCATGTTCATCCTCGCTCTCGTGGCGGAGAAGACATCACCTCGAATGTTGTATGCGCCTGTCATAAGTGTAATCAGGCTAAAGGAAGCCGAAACTGGCTCCAGTGGATGAGACAAACGTTTGGAACCTGTCCACTAAGGGAGAACTTAATTCTATCTCACATTCGTTAAATGGCTACTACCCAGAACTTGGGTGATAGTGCACAGACTCCATCTCATGATGCAAATTTAGATCCCTCTACAGATAATCTAAATGCTCTGAAAAATGCTCACCTGACTCCACGTGCAATTAAACGTGTTCAGTCAGGTTTGAGTATTAATCCTCCTAAGGATGATTCAAAGTCGTTCACTAAATCACCAGCACCAAAGGATACACAATCCAAGACAGGACGAGCACCTACTACTCCTACAAAGAAGAACGTAACACCTAGTCCGAAACCTACACCTAAACGTCCTTCAGTTAAGAAGGCAACTTCTAAACCTACTCCAAGACAACAAGCTGCAAAGAAAGCAGCCCAAACAAGATCCTTTAACGCTTACTACAAGCGACTCATACAACTAATAGATACCGACTTTTAACTACCGGCCCGAAAGGGCCTTTTTTTTATGCCTAAATATAACAGCAAGAAAGAGTGGGAAACTGCTGCTGATAATTTATTTGCTAAAGGAAAGACAGCTCAAGAAATCAATACTCTTGTAGGTCAATACGAAGGACCTGAAGGTACTTTTACTATCCAACAAGCAGCTAAAAGTAAACGTGGATTTACTGTTGTCGATAAAGACAAACGTAAGATACGGAACGATAAGCGTGTTGAGATGGAAAGATCTCAATCAATGGGTGTTGGTGATACTGTAGAACCAAGAGGAACTACAGATCAGAGTCTTCGGGCAGAATTAAAAGCAGGCAAAGGTAAGGAGATACATCACCGTATTTCTTTGATTCAAAATACTCCATTTTTTGATGGACTTTCCCCACAACAACAAAAAGAGTTCGTCACCTGGGCGAACAAACAAGGTTGGAAACTAGGTAATCAACCTGGCAACCCTGAGATCGTTATCCCTAAAGCAGATCATACTGCTACACACGGTTGGTTGAGACAAAATGGTATCGAAGGTACTAAACATCAAAAGGCTCTAATCGAAAGAATCCAAAACATGAACATGGATGATAGGAAGTTTGCCTTCCGAAACTACATGGAATATGTACAAGGTGGAGCAGATGAATTCATGTTGGACTCCTTAGGATCAAGGTCTGTATCTCCTACACATAATGCTGCTCAACAACGTAACCGTGAATTCTTGAACACGGATGCTGAAAGAGAAAGACTTAGAAATTCTGTAGGAACTATACAAAGTGGTCCTAATAAAGGTCAGCGTCTTCCCTACAACAGAAGAACTATTGGTGATGCAATCATTCGTGATATACGAAGTAGTGGACGTAAAGCATTATCAGCATTCCCTTTGGCTCCATTAGCCGCTGGTCTTCTTAGTTCTGGTCAGGCATTTGCTGAAGGTAATGTCGCAGAAGGTGTTGCAGAAGCAACTGGTGCAATAGTTGGTGAAGTCCCTATTGTTGGTGATGCACTTGTTAGTACAGTCGAAGGTACACCAGTAGCTGACGGTACTGTTACAGGTTGGAATAGAGATCGACTCTTAAACCCACTTCACTACGGAAAGAAGGGACCTAATGTACCTCGTCCTGGTCAACGTGAAAAAATAGAACGACTAAAAGCAAATCCATCTTCAGAAAGAGGTTATGAAACTATCCAACGTGTAGTTACTGATGGATGGAATGGACTTAAACAGTTATTCATGTCTCAGTGATACCTAGGAGGACCTACAAGGGTCTTCTATCCACCTCTATGTATATATTAACCTATGAACACTTTAGACCTACTTAGAGACGATTTCAAACTATTTCTTCAGGCGATGTGGGGACAACTTGATCTCCCTTCGCCGACTCGTGCTCAATACGCTATCGCTGATTACCTACAGCATGGTCCCAAAAGATTACAAATACAAGCGTTCCGTGGAGTGGGAAAATCCTGGATCACGGGTGCGTTTGTGTTGTGGCAACTCTTCAGGGATCCTGAAAAAAAGATCATGATTATTTCTGCATCTAAAGAACGTGCAGATAACATGTCTATCTTCCTTCAAAAACTAATTATTGAAACTCCATGGCTTTCTCATTTACGGCCCAAAGACGATGGTGCAAGATGGTCGCGAATAAGCTTCGATGTGAATTGCTCCCCACACCAGGCACCGAGCGTAAAGTCGGTGGGCATCACTGGACAGCTAACCGGAAGTCGCGCGGACCTGATGGTCCTAGACGACATCGAAGTTCCCGGTAACTCAATGACGGAGCTCATGCGGGAGAAACTCCTACAACTGACAACAGAAGTTGAATCTATCCTTACTCCTAAAGATGACTCCCGTATCTGCATACTTGGTACTCCTCAGACTACCTTTACTGTCTATCGTAAACTCGCTGAACGTAATTATCGCCCTTTCGTTTGGCCTGCTAGATACCCTAGAGACTATTCCAAATATGAAGGTCTCCTAGCTCCTCAATTACAAGAGGACATCGACAACGGTGCTAAAGAATGGGAGACAACAGATAATGATCGATTCGATAACGATGATCTCATAGACCGCGAAGCTTCTATGGGTCGCAGCAACTTCATGTTGCAGTTCATGCTCGATACTTCCCTTAGTGATGCTGAAAAGTTCCCTCTTAAAATGGCGGACCTCGTGGTTACTTCCGTTAACCCTACTTCCGCTCCTGATAACGTCGTCTGGTGTTCCGACCCAAGCAACACCATCAAGGACCTCCCAATTGTGGGACTACCTGGAGATTATTTCTACTCTCCAATGTCACTCCAGGGAGAATGGAACCCTTACACCGAAACAATCTGCTCTGTTGATCCGTCGGGTCGTGGATCGGATGAAACGGCAGCAGCTTATATCTCCCAACGCAACGGTTACTTGTACTTGCACGAAATGCGAGCTTACCGAGACGGGTACTCCGACAAAACACTTCTCGATATTCTGAGAGGCTGTAATAAATATAAGGCTACTAAACTTCTTATCGAAACTAACTTTGGAGACGGTATGGTCGCAGAACTATTCCGTAAACATATGACCCAAGGTAAGATGTCTATCGATATTGAAGAGGTACGTGCCAACGTAAGGAAAGAAGACCGTATCATTGATGCCTTAGAACCTGTTATGAACCAACACCGCTTGGTAGTAGACAGAGGTGTCATTGAATGGGACTTTAAGTCTAACCCTGATGCAGCTCCTGAAGAACGACTCCTCTATATGCTCTTCTATCAGATGAGTAGGATGTGTCGTGAAAAAGGTGCAGTTAAACATGACGACAGACTAGACTGTCTAGCTCAAGGTGTTAAATACTTCACAGATAGTCTAGCTATCTCTGCCTTTGAACAAGTTAAACAAGAACGTAGACAAGATTGGGATGACATGATGCAAGCTTGGTTAGATGACCCAGAAGCAGCTGCTAATCACATGGCATTCGGTATGAACCTACAACAAAGACAACAAGCTAGAGGTATAAATAAGAAGTCAGTCCCCACCTGGGTCTGAGAACATGACCACCTTATACAGGGAGAGGAAAGGGTGGATCTTCTCCCGACCCTGAAGGAAGAGCTTGCCATCTACTTCGTAGACGACAACCCTTCCTTCTTTACTATTATCCTCTGAATGGATAATCCGTAAGTACCTCCACTAACTCCCCACTACTTGGTGAATCCTGGGAACAGAGAATCCCACCAAGACCAACACGGAGCGTAGCGGAGTCTGAATTCTGCCCGTTACTACTGATACTACTATATGAAACCTAAAGAATGGGAAGGTAATGGCAATGGTTTTAGTTGCTCTTATCATATTACTCATGATGGTCCTAATTACTTTGTAACTCTCTATAAAGGTTCAACTAGAATGCACTCTGACCCTAAAGAAGCGTGGAGAGTGTCTGGTGTAGCTAAGTTTACTGACTCTATGCAGAATCTGAAGCAATGGTGTATAGATACACACGAGAAGTACGATAAAGATCT